CCGCTATTAGCAAACCCTGTAGTAGAGTCAACTGTAATTGTACCAGAGCCTGTCATTGCTGTAGTAGATTTTATCTTTAAACTTAGCTCTGTAGACCCTGCACTATATATTCTTTCACCACGAGCAGCGACAACTCTGTTTGCAAATATACAACTTAGTAGTGCTGCCTCAGATGTATTATTAGTTTGTGGTATTTGTTGGTTTACATATTTGCGAAAACCATTTATTCTTCTGTAGCCACCTTTAATATCAGGCTCAAAGTTTGTAAGCTCTAATGCCTGACCTGGCTCCATGACAAAAGTAGACTTGTCTAATACTAGACCGCCTGTAAGGTTGAACGCTGTGTGCTGTAACGTTGAGGTATCTGGCATTCTTATGACACCCTAAGTACAGGATTAGATGACCCATAAGGTGATTCTATCATAAATGATCTTACGTAGTCATACTTGTTTACAGATAGTGTTTGTATGTTTTTAATACCTTGCTCAAACCGTTCAAAGTTTAGCTGGTACTGCTGTAGCTCACCACGGTACTGATATACAAATGCAACTGCACCATCTACTACAACTGCAGCAAACCTGTCAGGCACAGTTGTTGTGTCGCCGTGTGCTGATAGATCACTAGGAAATGTGTAGTAGTCAAAAGCTAACGTATAGGCTTTATCAGGGTAAGGGTACAGTAAGTATTTGTTGTCAGGTGTACGCACAATAAACTTAGGAACACCGCCATCCTCAAACTGTGTTACTGTAGTACCACTAGCGTGTAAAGCAGCCGTAGTACTGTTAGCACCTCTGGTACAGCCTGTAATGTCGTTACCTGATACACCAGTATACGTTACTTGTTCGCTGCCTATATGTACAGTACCGCTAGTGTCAAATCCTGTAGAGGATGTCAGCGTTAGTGTAGTAACGGAACTAGAGTGAGAGCCATTTAATGTAGTAGAACTAACCTCATCTTCTTGGTTTGCATAGTCTTTAGATACATACTCATTATAATTTAGTATGCTCAGATTGTTACCTGATGCACCAAGCGTTTCATTCTTTTTAATTCTTGCAGTATTATAATCTATATATTTAGTGCTAGTGGGTAGGTCATAACGAGACACACCAGCCGTTAAAGTAGAAGAATTAGTTGCATGGTTAAAAGGATAACCAAACTCTCTTTGGTTTATATATCTAATAGCTTCATTGACTGCTGTTTGACTTTGTGATTGAATGCCTCTAGGACTAGAGAAAGTAGTAGAAGTAAGCTCTACTTCATTCATACGTACAAGCGTTTTATTAGTAAGCGTAAGGAATGTCTCAGCCATAGTATAAACCTTGTGTTATAAGTAGAGGGGAGCCAGTTGCCCAGCCCCCCAATAAGTTATGCGAGTAGATCACGGTCTACTTCATTTGCAGAACCTGACTGTGCAATGTCATCCATGATAATGCAAACTGCATACACACGAATAATACCGCCAGTGATAGTCCCACTAGATGCTTGGATTTCTACATCAAGTGTATCTGCTGCTGCAGTAAACACTGGTAGATTTCCACACACGCCTGAAGATGTAATTGCAGGTGTATGATCACCAGCAGATGCACCGTCTAGGTCAAATGATGCAGCAAAGATGTCTACATCAGTTCCTGTGATACCTATGTGAAAAGCAGAGTCGGTAGTAGTACCTTCCATTGCTGTCACCACTTTGAACCCTGCGTGTAGGATCATAGTGTTTGTAGGTACAGCGATAGCTTGAATGATGTCATTCGCTGCTAAAGCTGTGCCACCGTTTTGCAAAATGGCGTCAGCCATATCAATATCGTTTTGCAATACAGTAAGCGCACCACGGAGTTTCTTATTCCCTGTTCCACCGTTGTTTGATGTGGAAGCAGAGTTGGTTGACATTGTAATTGTAGCCATAACTAAATACCCCCTTACGCTGCGTTATATTTGGCAGTAACGATAGCTTCTGGACGAAGTATCTTTCTACCATATAGATGCATACCACGAACGATGTCAGCAAAGCTGTCAGGGTCACGATATGTTTCCGTTTTGTTGATCTGCTCTGCAGTCGCTACAGCAGAATCATGTCCAGCAACAATCAAACCAAAGTTAGTGTTTTGGTTAGCTGTGCCTGATGTACCTGGTCCATCGCCTACTGCTGGTAGGTTAGATGATGTGTACATACGGAAACCGTGGAAGTTGTTAATGACTAGGCCATTACGTAGTCCACCTGATTCACCGAAATCCGCATTCATAAAGCGTGAATCTTCATCGCGCAATAGTTCCATAAACACGGGGTCAACAACCAGCCACCTACCTTGTGTATCAACTTGCTGTTGATCAAGGAGTCTAGCCATACGAGCGACAACCATTGCTGGTGAAGCTGTTGCAGTCGGTAGTGATGTAGCACCTGGCATACGTGCTGTTAGAGGAATAGAGTGATCCCCTGCAGATGCAGTTGTGATGTTAGCCATTGAAGACTTGATGATCTTCATTGATGACAACAACTCATCTGAGCCAGCAGTTGTTACAGACTTAGAACCGTTTACAGTTGTGTTAGCTGTATCTGGTGAGCCATGTAGTGCAGACTGTTTAAAGCCTGATAGATAACCTAGAACGTCTTGGTCATACTGATCAGACAAACGATATGCAGCACGATCTGTTGCAAGTTGCATGAAGTTTACATGTGAGTGGGCTTCCTCGATATCATCCATCTTAAAAGCATAGTAGTTCGCTTTGTCAATAGTTAACTGGAAGTCTTCATCATCTAAATCTTGTGCTGTGACTTGCGTGCCACGTGAATAAGCCTGAACCGAAATTTCAGGTTCTTTGATGATTTGAACCGTATCACCTTGGGCAGAAATCTCCCCAAAATAATCTGAGTTCGTTATTTCTCCTACAACAGTACTCTTGCGAAAAGCAATTTGTACCTGTTTGGAGTAGATTACTGGCGAAAAATTACCATTAGGTAAATTGCCGTAACCTGACGCTGATGTAAAAGCCATGATTAAATCCTCCATATAGATGTTTGGCTTAGATTTTAAGCAGAACACTTTGAAAGAGGCTAATAGTTCTAGGGTGCAAGCAGCTACACACATTGGCCTTGTGTATGCTGATGGGCCTATACTTTATTAGGTAGGTCTTATCTTAGTAGTCGGGCTTAGTATAGTAAAAGCACAAAGGTAGCTAATAATAGGGCTTTATGCTTTTACTTCATAAACATAGTTATATATACTTAATCCACTATGTCAATAGTTTTTTATCGTGCACCACCAGAAATATCATAAATAAACTTACCTGTTCGTATAGCTTCCATGATTTCATCTGATCTTGCTTCATATTGTTGTGTAGTCATCTTTTGTACTTGTGATTCTAGTATCTGTCCTGCTACACCTGCATCGTCAATCCTAGTGTTTCTTTTTGTCTTTACTTGAGATGCAGCGTCTTTAGTTGTCTTTTTCTTAGACTTGATGTCCATACCATTATCAACCTTGAATAGATCAATAACACGTACAACAGACCTTGGGTCATCTTGATTTTCGTACAAGGCATCCTGTACCCACTTAGGTTGTTCTCCTGCCCAAGTATGAAAGTCATCACTGTCACGTAGGTCATCAAAGTCAGGGTGAGCTTTGCGTATCTCACTCTCTGCTTTTGTGCGGTGAGTTTCAGCGTTTAGCTTATCTATCTCTTGCAGTCTCTGATCTGCTGCAGCAAACTTCTCATCTGCTTTCTTTGTAGCAATAGTTTCTACTATGCTTGCAATCTCAGGATACTTATTAGCCCAAGCTTCTATACTTTCATCTGAAGAGGGTGGACGTAGCTCACCTTTTACGGCAGTATCCATCTTAGCTTTTAGTTCTTTTATTTCGTCAGTCTGTTTGTTTAAGTGCTTGCGTAGATCACTATACCGTTTTTTATAAGTTCTTTCTTCTGCAGATAGCGTTGCTTCTTCAGCTTCTGTATTGGCCTCTTTCGCTTCGGCTGTTTCTTCTTCGTTGGATTCTTCTGTGTTCCCTTCGATGAGGGCTTTAAGTTCTGGCTCATCCTTTTCTATTCGTTTCTTGTTTGCGCTTTGGTTTGATTTATTTTGTACAAATCCTGCATTCTTTGGTGTTTCCACTTCTGTTAGTTCTGGCATTTAGTTTTCCTTATGTTGGGGCCAGCCGTAGCTGGGTAGCCTTATTGTTATATGGATTTAGTTTCCGTAGACGTTGCCTACACCGCTTGGTGTTCCTTTTTCAAACTCTTCAAAGAACTCATCATCTGTGAGACTTTCATCTTGTATTAGTGCTGTCTCTGTTGCTTCAGTACCACCGTAAAATATACCTGGTCCTCTACCATCGTCATCCTTATCATCG